TTACCGTTGTCATCATTGAGTTCACTCTCAACCATGCAACAAATTCGTGCATCTCCATTAGTCCCAATACTTAGGGCATGTTCTGCATTAACACACCATGTATGTTTATTGGTTTCGTTCATACTAGCCATTTAAAACACCTCTTTATTAAATATTAAACTATAAAGTTCTGGGAAAATTTTTTGAAAACTTTGATTGCGATATTCATCTGCTATTTTTGTATAGTATTTAAATTGATTCCAACAGTTCTCATCATAAGATTCACTCATCATATAATTTAACAAATTATTTAATGGTTTATTTTTTTCAGCATCATGTTCTAATTTGCTAAAAATATTTTCCTTAAGATATAGAGGCATAAATCGAATATCATAATAATTTGGTTTATGTACGGTATTTAAAAAAATATCCTTGAGGTCTATCATATTACTTTCATATTTCTTATTTAAAGATTCTAGATATTGTACCATTTCATCTACGTAATACACATTATACGGAGTTACAGTATAACATATATTAATATGTATGTTTGGATGATTCATGGCGAATACATACCATTTATTTACTATTACATCTACTTCTTCCCATTTTGAAGGATACCTAATGTAGTTAGCCTTGTCTTGTATTGCATCAAGACTTAAATTAATATATACACAATTAAAATTTTTTAATAGATGTATATATTTCTCCGGCCAAATTGTAGCATTGGTTGTATAATGTAAGGTTTTATTTTGTGAGTATCCATTATTAACACACTGTTCTATAAGATCCCAATGTTTTTTAATTAGAAAAGGTTCTCCCCCATAAAAATCTAAATGCACAACATCTTTTAATATACTGTGTATATTCTCCCAGAAATAAGACTCTGTATCATATAGGGAAGAATATTGTTGATTATCAGATAAAAACTCCTCCCATGAAATTTTATCTTTGTACCTGGTATCATAATACTCCCGCACCCATTGATTACTACTCCATGGGCCACACATTCTGCATTTTAAATTACAAGTGTTTCCTAAACTTAACTCTATGAATTTTATAGTATTTTTTTCAAAATTCAAAAATTCAACTTCTTTTTGAAAATTTACACGGTCCAAATCACGCAGCCGTTTACTTTTTTTCCCACACGCCTCGTCATCCCAACATTTTTTACATAAAGGATCTTGTATACCATGTCTTAAATTATCTCGTAAAGTTTGAAGAGGCGCTGAATTGAAAATATCAGAAAAAGACGTTGTTCTTGCATTATAAATTTCTCCCTTCTCATCACGAACAGCGTCATCAATTACACAACACACACGAACTCCTCCATCAGTACCAATACTTAAATTATTTTCAGCATTGACGCACCAAGTGTGCTTATTTTTTTCCGTGATGTTGTTCATTTTCATACTCGTCGTAAACAGTTTTGCAGAAATTTTTAAATTCTACATATTCAGGAAATGTTTCATCAAAATTTAACCCACGGCGCTCGTCATATTCATTAAAGAACACCCAGAAATCTCGGCGCCCTCGTTTAATTAAATCATCAGTCAACTGAGGATGAGCTGCGGTATTTAATGGAGTTTTCATGTAATCAGTAACTCGTTTCCATTTTTCAATCTCAACATCATTGAACCATTGCGGGTTGTCTTGTAAAAATTTCATGTTGTCGTCCATGTATGTATGAAACGATTCAGGCAGAATATTAATCATCCAATGAGGGGGTTCTTTCAAGTATGGGGTATCGAAAGAAATTCTTCCCGCACCAAACTCTTTTCTCCACTCAATAATTTTTTCAAATAACATCTGAAAATTAGTAACACACAACACATTGAACGTACACATGAAATTTATTGTGGCTTGCGGAAACATGTGCAAATAGTATCGTAGATTACGTTCCCAGTGTGCACAATCTAATCCACCGCGCATATATTCTGCTTTCGGACCCCAACTATCTATGGATGTAAACAGTGTAAAACTATTGATTTTCTTTTCGTCTAACAACTTACGTATTTTGTCAATCGCCGTATCAAACTTTTCAAAGCTGATACCCATGTTAGAATTCATAGACAAGTTCAAACCGGGAGCAGGCTCCTGGTCTAGAATATCTAAAAAGCGATAAGTGGGAGGATTCATCAAAGGTTCGCCGCCCGTCAAACGAAGTGTGTGCAAGTCATTGCGCAGACTTGGCCACCATTTCCAAAAGGCATCTACATAAGGATTTTCTTCGCGGGGAGAATAATAACTTTTTCCATGTCCATCAGGTAGTTGTCTATGCAAAAACTCAATACCATACTGATTGTACGTCAAATCATAATTCCCATGTTTCTTGATTTCATCCATCCATGAGGTAGATGCCTGTGGGCAACAATACCCACATTTAAAATTGCATGCATTACCAAAACTTAATTCAAGATATCGGGGATTAACATCAGCATCCCATGGGGTTTGTGCTATTTTTTCAATTAATGGTTCAGCAAAGTCGCTTGCACTATGAATCATTCTGTCGCTAATGTAATCAGGTCCAAGATTTTCCACATTCCAGCAATAGTAACATTCTTCTGGACGAACACCTGTTAACATTTCCTTTCTACGCTCTTTTTTCCATTGGGTGTTATGTAGAGCAGCAGGATTAGCCTCAATTTCATGTAGAGGAATATGTTGTGGTCGAGGATGATAGCAACTATGATTATCACCTGTGTGTAAATATAGTGTTTCGTGCAACCACTTCATGGCACACAAACTAGGACTCACGGCATTCAGTTTATCACGGGTTTTTTTAATAAATTCAACTCTGCTCATAATTCCTCTTTATAAATGTGTTAAAATAGTAGACTCAAAATCAATTGCAGTTTTTTCATGGCAGCTAGGGGCGTGATGACCGCCTGGACATGTATAATCAGTAACCGACATTCGTAAGATTACGGTATCCTTTAAAAATTCTTTAAGCATATCATTATAGTATGTATCGTCAATAAACTTATATAAAATTTCCATACAATTACCAGGATCAATAAAAATTGGATATTTTCCTGTTTTTTCCTTAAAAAACACTTTAGTTAAAATCAATGTATTTAAGTATCGAATAGCGTTTCCTTTTTCATGCTCAATTTTGAGGAGAGATTCAACTGCAACTACCTCATCGTTTTGATGATCTGATTGAAAAGCAAAACCATGTTGCAAGGATTTAGCATATCCTATATTGTTTGCTATTGATGTACTAAAATATACATTATCTTTACGGTTTTTATGTTCCGTCTGATTCTGATTAACAAAAAATGTAACTCTACTATATGGACTAAGACCAATTATTGCCAAATCAATCTTTTTATTTTGTTTTTCCAGATCAATAAAAGATAATAGCGCTCTGTGTAATGTGGCTTCCTGAGAAGAAGCTCCTAATGCATCAACATGATATCCCCAATTATTCTTTTTACAAAGAATGTTCCAAAAAGTTCTTTCTAGTTTAATCTGTTTATATTGTTGAAGCCGCTGTTCAGAAAATCCTTGAATTTCCGCCATCATAACATTTAAAAACTTTGAATAAAATTTATGTAAAGCATGTTTTTTTTCCGCTGGACTAGCCTTTGAAATATCGGAACGGCGTAGGTGAACTCCCCATTGTTGCTGCCAACACATTAAAGTATCATCTGCCAACTCATCACCAGCTAAAAAGCTATCACCTGATACATATATGAATTTATCAGACATAATTAATTAGAGATGGAAAAATGTTAATAAAATTTTTGTTTCTACGTTTATCATATTGTTCTATAAATTTAATTAAATTTTGATGGTTTAATTCTTGTTCAGAAGTATTTAGTTGTTCTTCCATCACAGCAATATCACGTTTCAATTTAAGAATTTCATATGGTTTAAATCCTTCGAAGGTGTGGGAATAATTTTCATCTTGCACATTTTGTTCCATAAAGTCTAAAACTTCTTTCACTTCATCTATTTCTTCTAGTTTAGCATTTTGTATACTGAACCAGTTGGGATATCGTAAAATAGGAATATCAAACCATATTCTTTGAAATTTTTTCAATTCATATGGAGGATGAATAATATTATCTGAAGGGGGAGGAGTAAATAATATACGTTTTTGATTTTTTCCTCCAAATTCTTTACGTAACTCTAAAATTAATTCCATGAATTTATGTAAGCTTGGAATGCTCAATAAGTTAAATGTATTGATGAAACTAATACTCGTATGATGGGTTTCATATAAAAAAGTCCTAATATTGCTTATTAATCTTTCATATTGTAATCCATCTCGCATATATTCAGCTTGCTCACCCACTCCGTCAAGACTAATAAACAACATGAAATGTTTATAAGCAGGGGCAACATAGGCATGATTGCCGGAATTTTCATTAAAATTTTCAGGATCATCCCACACACGAATTTCTTCTAGCTTCTTTACCTTATCTAGAAAAGTATCAAATAATTTCTGGTCAGGAGGACAAAAATTACTCGTTATACTTAATTCAAGTTGACCGTGAGGATTTTCATTTACATAATCAAGAATCTTAAATGTATTTTTATCCATTAATGGTTCGCCACCTGTCATCCGAAATACACGAAGCTTACGATAAATTGTAGGCCACCATTCCCAGAATGCTTGTACATATGGATTTTCTTTGGAAGAAATTTTTAAAGGCATCATGCCACTTTGTTCCAGTGCGGAGATATCATTATGTACCCGATCCTGTAATTTAAATGGACCATGAGTTTCAACATCTTCCTGCCACGCAGTACTAAGATGTGGACTACAGTACATGCATTTAAAATTACATGCCTGATTAAAATTTACTTCTACATAACGCGGAGCACCTGACCAGGAAGATCCTTCAGCAACAATTTCCTCAAACGCCGGTTCTGCCCACCACTCACTACTTCTATAATGTCGGTCACTGATATGTCCTTTAGGATCGTCACTCTTGGCATCTTCAATTTTCCAACAATAGGAACATCCTTTAGGACGTTCTCCTTTCATCATCTGTTCCCGTTCAGCAATTTTTATTGGTGTATTATGAAGAACGCCCGGATTTTGTTTTAATAATTCAACAGGTATTGAATGTGTCGGGGGATGATAACAACTTTGGGTTCTTCCTTGTGGAAGATGTAAACTAACTTGAAGCCATTTTGCTAAACAAAAAGAAGGACTCACTTCATTTAATTTTTCTCTAGTACTATGTGCTTTATCCCCATATTCTAGTGTCATAAAATTCCAATTTAAATTTTGTTGATTGTTCAAATAATATAGTTGAATCTTCCGGGTACATATCACAAAACATTTCATTTAATGCATTCAATTTAGAAACGTTTAAAGCATTAAAAACAAAAGGTTTCCTTGAGGTTTCAATATCCTTTAATAGAACATTTATTTTAAAATAAGACCACAAAAATACACTTAAATGTTCTAAAGGTACTATTGTGTAAGATTCTATAGGTTCTTGAGTTAATGTAAAATATGAATATAAAGGTGTTGTGTGGACATCATTATGCAACATCTCTTTTATATTTTTTTCTTTAGTAACAAAATTATAATAGTTATCTATCAATGACAGGTGAGGCTGATAACACATTCTAGCCATTTTAAACATAGTAGTATAATGACTGTTGTATGTTTCAACATCATTTGGAATAAAAGTTGCATACCAACCAATAAATCTATCTAAGGGGTATCTATAAATTAGGTATTTATGGTATGAGCTATCAAATAACTGAGGAAAATATTCATCTACTTTGTGCTGCGGGCGAGATGCATAATGTGTGTGCGATATCTCAGGGATTTCCCCTTCAACGTTTTCGTAAGGTTTTTTTAAGTCTAATTTTATTGAGTTGAAATAGTTTGTTAATACTCGTGATCCACATTTATTTGCATACACTATAACAGAATTTCGATATATTACTGACTCAAACATAATTAAACACCGGCCATAAATTTAAAAAAGTATATGATTTTTCGTGATATTTTTTTTCTAGCTCTTGATGAAAAATTTGTACTTGTTCAATACTGATATAATTTTTTTCTTCCACTAATAAAGAATCCTTTAGTTGGATCAAAGTTTCTATATCCATATTTTTCACATTTTCATATTTTAATAATACCTTTTCGATTTCTCGTATAGCTTTTTTTCGTAGTTCCCAAGGAAGTAAGCTAACATTTAATTCTCGGGGCCCCTCAATTTTTTGCCATCTTAAATGTATATTTTGTTCAGCAATAAAGTCATAATATTCCAGTAAATTGAAAGCAGAATAACAGCAGTATAGCGGCATGGCGGTAACGATAAACTTATCCTTTAAAATCTTTAAATTTGAAAGAAACACATCCCATTTGGCACCGTGCCTAACATATTCAAATTTTTCTTCTATATTCTCAAAACTCACACCAAAACTCACATGATTTTTCTTTTCCGATAATTTCTGAAATAGTGAGTTGTTTTCCAAAGGACCGAAACTTAGATTAGTTATAAAATGTAATGTGGTATCATCTGTTATAATATCCAGTAATTCTGAATTCTTTTTTTGAAGAAACGGTTCTCCTCCTAGAAGAATAGCATGTTTTATACTATCTTTATTTTCTTTTAAATACTGTATTACCCCGTCATTATTTCTCGGTGATTTTTGATATTCGTGTTTTAACGAAGCCCACACTGAGCTAAAATATGGCATACAATAATTACATGCCAAATTACAAGTATTATCCCAACGAATATCAATCATTTCAGGAATATGATAGTTTATATCTTCAAAATAATTTTCACCGTTCAAAACATCTTTCTCCGTCCGTATTCTTTGGCTTTCTATGCCTTTTTCTTCTAATTCTTTACATAACGTACAATTTTCATGCCATTCATTATTAAGAATAGATTGTTTTATTTCTCTAAGTACTGTTCCACTAAGAATTTGTTGAATATTATCATGTTGTAGATCGCCCAAAGGCACCCTTCCTGAACAGCAAGTTTTTGGCTTACTATCAGGACCTATAAAAATTTGTTTCCAAGGTTCTCCACAAAATATTTTTGTCATATATCTACCCAGTTAATTAGCAAGGAAACAGTACTGCTTTACGATGATGTTCAAGTAAAATAATATCACACTGGGCAAAGGCATCTAAACTTGCCTGTAATCCACTAGCCCAATCTTTTGGCCCAAGCGCCTCCTCGGGGGTTGGAACTTCAAGTTTATTTAAATCTATTTCTGCTATATTAAATAAAATGATATCACTTAAAAACTTAGCGAAATATTTTTGAGTACCATAACTAAAGTGATTTTTAATACTATTAAGCACTTCATCCTCTGGAATATCGATGTGATTGTCGCGCTCAAAATTTTTTGTATATTGTAATATTTGTAAACCATGTAAGCTGCGTACCTTTCCTAATATAGTGGGTATGTTTACCCAATACGCATCAAAAAATTTTTTTGTTGGTCGAGATTCTGACGGGTTCACAGGGCAATGCATATAGTTGAAACACTTCAAAATTATAGTATTTTTTTTAAGAATTATTTTTTCAAATAGCATGCTTTCAAAAATATAAACTCTGTAAGGGTCATCGAGATACTTGTAATATCCACGAATAGAGTCTACAAGATTTTTCATATGGTTTTCACTTAAGGAAAGTTTTTGATATTCGCCTAATAATGTATTTTCCCCATGTATCTCATCTTTAGCTTTAAATACATTATTGTTGATAGTAAACAAATCATCCGCAATGTACAATCTATTGGTCCCTGTAAATAAAACAATATTTAAACAATCTTCATCATAGTATTGATGAAAATAACTCATAGTTCTTGTGTTGTTTGCACCTGATCTGGCAAACGTAACTACTGGGCATCCAATAATTTTTGAAAACTCATATGGCCACGTGCCTTCATCAATAAAATGCCCAAAACTATCGCCGAATATTTGTATCCATTTTGGTTTTTTTCCTTTGTCAAGAAAATTTTCTTTGTACATGGTGTGTACATACTCTCGGTATTCTTCGTTGGTCATTTGTATCCTAAACTCATGTAACGAGTAAATTGTGTGCAATCCAATGTTCCTGAAAATAAAGTATAGGAGAGAGGATTGTGTGTTGTAAATTCTTGCAACGTGGGGAAGCATCGGACATGTTCTATACAGGAAAAATAATCATTGCCCTGTAGTATTACTGGGATATGTACAGGCACATTCACTAACCAAGAATCAAACACTTCTTGTGAAACATGTTCCGTAGAAGTATTTATTATTAAGGATGGGACGTAGTATGAAGAATATGTCTCCATGTCATCACATACAAAGGTAATTCGACTATCATCATTAGATAATTTCTTGCCCATCTCAATACACTGAGGATCTTTGTCAATGGAAATGACGTTGACATTTGGAAAATTATCAACAATCATCTGGGCTAATATTCCATACCATCCTCCAAAAATATACACATTACCTGGCGGAAACCAACACCCCCAGCCATAGGTGTGTAGGATATTGACAAGCCATGCCTTACTATTCAATTGACTTGCCCAAAAATTTTCTAAAATACGGTAATTATCAGGATTTTCTCGGATAACATTCATCCAATCTATTACCCGATGATGTGAAATCACATTTTTCATGATCAGGGATAAATGAAAGGATCTCGCTTACGAATTTCTTCCATTCTTCGCTTCAACTTATAATTTTGCAGTTTTTCTAACATCCAATCGACTATTTTATCTAAAATTTTCAGTGTCATACTGTGTATTGCTCCAAAGAACGGTTAAGTTGGGTGTTAACTTGAATGAATTGTGCCTTTTCAGACATTTCTGAGATATTTATAGCGCCTATATAGGCACAGGTTGAACGAATTCCCCCCAAAATGTCGGAAATGGTGTGTTCCACCAGCCCTTTATACGGGATTTGCACCACGCGCCCCTCGGAAGCCCGATAATTCTTCACTTGATTGTGTTTTTGTTGGGCAGCATGACTACTCATCCCATAAAAAACGACTTTTCCATCTCGAATTTCTTGTTCCGACTCGTCATGCCCCGCAAATATGCTACCAGCCATCACCATTTGGGCTCCAGCTGCGAATGCTTTCGAAAAATCGCCGGGATTCACACATCCCCCATCACTTTGCACCCCACCACCCGACTCCGCCGCGGCAGGAACACACTCCATCAACGCGGAAAATAAAGGATATCCAACCCCCGCCATGCGGCGTGTCGTACACACCGCCCCTGTTCCAATACCAATACGAGCTAAATCAGCACCTGATTCAATTACTCGGCGTGTTGCTTCAGGTGTTGTGACAGTTCCTGCCATGATGAAGGCATCGGGTATGTTAAATCGTACTTTCGTGATGAAATCATAGAAAGGATTCATGTAGCCGTTTGCCACATCAATGACAATTTTCGGGGTGAACTTTGATACGCGGTCTTTCCAAACTTTTACAATACTCATGGCTTTCTGTAATTCTTCTTCATTCATGCCAATGGTGATGAAAGCATGACTGATATCTTTTTGTGCCAACCAATCTCCTAACACATGATGCTTCGTGATGGCAGTAAACATACCAAACTTTTTTAATGAATGATGCATACTAAATGTCCCAACACCATCCATGTTGGCGGCAATGATGGGGACACCCGTGATCCGGGCGCCGTGACATCCTTCCAATGTTGTTGTTAAATCAACTTGACTGCGTGAAGTGATGTCAGAAAATTGTGGCACAATCAACACATCATCAAAATCCAATTTTGTCATCATGATGCCTTTTTCGTCACCGTTTCATATAATGTTTCAAAGTCTTTGTGCATTTCAACTTCTTCGCTGAAATTACCCTTGTGATATGTGCGGGCAAGTTTATTCAGGACCTTTCTGTTCAATTGTAGATCATCGCAAATATCCTTCTTGACCGTCTTTAGCAAATCACGCTCTGCATCCATTCGTGACATGCTTGCAGAAATGTCCTTCAAGGCGTCAAGAAGTTTAAGTTTATCCTCGGGGGATGTAGGAAGTGTCATTGTATATTCTCCATAATTCAAAATGTTCACCTGGGTCTGATTTTCTCCCGGTTGGGAATGCTATATCCTGATGACCCAGAATAGGTTTTGTTTTACTATCAGGATACTTAATATTAATGTATTCAACTACTTTTTGCAAGCTCGCATATTGTGCATTGGTATACTGTAACTTGTCTTTGCCTTGAAGGCATACACCAATACTAAATGCATTCCATCCAGTGATGTCCTGCCATTTTGTTTTGCCTGCATGTTTTGCAACATATTTCAAATCCATGAATTGTGTAATGGTGCCATCTCGGGCAATGAAATAATGGTATGCCAATCGTCGCGCACGTAACACCAAACGAGTTGTGGCAGCATTTAAATTACCGCCATCATTATGCACCACAATGTAATTTTGTGTGGTGTCTCGTTTAACTTTACTCGACAAGAAATTCTTTTTTACTTGTAGAATCGGCGGTCGA